ATAAACACAGTGACAAGAACAATGTGATTGTATTTGACGACTGTGATAGCGTGTTCCAAGATGACTTGAGCTTGAACATTCTTAAGGCCGCTCTGGATTCGGGCAAGAAACGTAGAATCTACTGGAACAGTGACAGTGCCATGTTGCGTCGTGAAGGCGTTCCAGACATGTTCGACTTCAAAGGTTCGTGTATCTTTATTACCAACTTGCAGTTCCAAAATCTCAAGAGCAAGAAGTTGCAAGACCACTTGGAAGCCTTACAGAGTCGTTGCCACTTTATTGACTTGACTCTAAATACCTTGCGTGATCGTTTCTTGCGTATCAAGCAGATTTATCTCAAAGGTGAACTGTTTGCAGACTACGATTTTAGCCAAGAGCAAGGCGACGAGATCATTGGGTTCATGGAAACTAATCAAAATCGACTCCGTGAAATCAGCCTGCGTATGGCGCTTAAAATTGCAGATTTGACCAAAGTATCCAGTGATAACTGGAAGGCTTTGGCTGATACAACTTGTATGAAGAATAGTTAATCGGTAGCTCCTGGGCAGTGGCAACACTGCCCATTTTACAACAGGCACTTAGGTGCCTGTTTTTTTGACATTGTGTATTAAATATGTTATCATAATGTATGAATTTATCTAAGGCAAAAAAACAAATCATAGTAGAAAATCCTCGTGGACTTTATAAATGGTCTAGGATTTTTAATCGATTGCAACGGAATTTTTTTGTAGATTCTCCTGGCAAACTCAGACGAGAAAAACAAATTGAGGACTTTATTGTGCTCAATGGATTCCGAAAAGTACGATTCAAAATTGACACAGATCTGTTTGGAAATTTTCAAATCACCCGTGTGTCCCGAAGTCAAGAAGCCGAGTTGGTAGTTATCACTGACCAAAAATTTAGTAGATTTCCTTGTCCGGCCATGATCGAACAGATCAAAAAACAACTTGACAAATGCCCCAATCTTTATCTGTGTTTGAATCGTCATTACATCAACCTAGACAACAGCTATCATGACATCACTCTTGATCCAAAGTTTACCGTGGCCATCACACAATGGTTAAAGAAAAATCTTCCGGGCTATGATGTTGTTGATTTGAGTTTGGACTACGTGGATTATGGCCGTCACTTTACTTGGGCAATTCCAGATCGTCATTACTTTATAAGAAAGTTGTATGATGGACATCATTGAAAGTTTTGATCAAAGCCAGTTCAAGGCCGACTGGAAGACACAGTACATACGATATCGCCTGGGAAGACTAAAACATCAATACTGGTTGATCAATAGAAAAAATCCCAAGCAGGCAGTGATGGATACCTATGATTATTCCGTTCTTAAAAATTGCCAGGAAGGAACCACAGTATTTTTTGCCAGTGCTGGCTATTACCTCCAGGATATTTTTCCTGAAATAGAGGTAGTAGAAATGCATCCAGTGGTCAAAACATTTTATCCCAACGCACACATCTGTGAACACAGAAATCAATTGACAGAACTTCCGTTTCGGGCCGACAACTTTGCAGTGATCAATAACCGTGCAGACATCTGGACTGAGATTGAAAACGTAACAGGGCATTGCCAAGCATATACCGCAGCAATGAATCCAGGATGCAGATTTTTTTACAGTTTCAGAGACACACAAATTACAGGCTTAAATAGATTGACCACAGACATGGAAATGTTTTTCTTGTCCTGGGCAAAACGTCTTGAATCTGTATGCGGACTCACATTGGTCTGGCACGACGTTAATTTTAAAAAGAAGGCGCCAGATGACAACGGTTATTATGACATGTTAGAAAATCCAGATACCACCAATGGGAATTTGAAATTCTGGTTTGTTTACAAAGGAAAATCATGGACACCCGTGATTTAAAAATTATTTGTTATGCTGGAGGCTCTTGTGGAGATTTGATCACGGCCATGATCGACAACCGTGATTCAACATTTTATTCAAAAGCAGTGATGCATGACAAGCAACGCCAACGATTAAAAAAACCATTGGCCTTTGCCAATGACGAAGAGAAAGATGTCTACATACAACAAATCTCTGAGCAATACAAAAGCATACCCAGTCATGATTTGGACTATCATGTGAAAAGAAAACACAACTTTATCTCGATCACTGTGGAAGATCCCAAAGTGGCCTTGTGGGCCGCAACCAGATTCAAAAACTTACACAGACCACATGTCTGGCAAGAAATGCAACAGGCATGTGGTGCGGCCACTGTAAAAGATTATGCCCAAATCCTCATGCATTATTCTAACATGGTCCGGCAACACACAGACAAAGTAATATCTTTGGAATCTATCCACAAAGGTCGTGCCATACAAGAACTTGAATCAGTTTTGTCGATCCGGGTGGACCAGCCGAGACAAAATCTTTACCGCAACTGGTTACTACTTCAAGCTGGTATGTAAAAGCACATGCGAACAGCCACAATCATTATAAAAGACGAAGTCAATATCAAGATAGAAGGTCTTGAGCTAGATGCCAGACGTGCTCTAGTCAATGCTTTCAAGTATGATGTGCCGGGTGCTAGATACCTGCCGGCAGTGAGGCTGGGCCGTTGGGACGGCAAGGTCAGTTATTTCCAGCTAGGCGGTAGCACTTACATAAATCTACTGCCAGATATCATTCCTATCTTGGAAAAGTTCAATTACGATATTGACTTGGATGATCAAAGAGACTACAGTACCACATTTGAATTCCAACAAGTAAACGAAAACACATTTGGACACATTGTGTGGGGCAAGGGACATCCCCTTGAAGGCCAGCCCATGCAGTTACGTGATTATCAGGTTGAGATCATCAACAATTTCTTGGTCAACCCACAGTGCATACAAGAGATCGCCACCGGTGCTGGCAAAACAGTGATCACAGCCGCACTCAGCAATGCTGTGGCACCATATGGTCGCACCATTGTGATTGTGCCCAACAAGAGTCTAGTAACGCAAACAGAGAAAGACTACGTGAACATGCAACAGGATGTGGGTGTTTACTTTGGAGATCGCAAAGAGTGGGGCCGCACGCACACTATCTGTACCTGGCAAAGTCTAAACATCCTGCTGAAGAATACAAAAAATTCAGTAGGTGATGTTACCATTGGTGAGTTTTTACAAGATGTGGTCTGTGTGATTGTGGATGAGGTTCACATGGCCAAGGCCGACGCCTTAAAGACCTTGCTCACAGGAGTCATGAGCCGTATACCCTTGCGCTGGGGACTCACAGGAACCATACCCAAGGAACCATTCGAGTCGCAAGCATTAAAATGCAGCCTGGGCCCGGTGATTGGTAAACTCAGTGCCAGCGAGTTACAAAGCCAGGGCGTGTTGGCACAATGTCACGTGAACATTGTGCAGTTGGAAGATCATGCAGAGTTTACCAATTATCAAAGCGAGCTAAAATACCTGTTGGAAGAACCAGGCAGATTAGATACCATTGCTGATTTGATCCGGCAGGTCAATCTCACCGGCAACACTCTTGTGTTAGTAGATCGCATTGCCGCCGGTCAAGGCATCATTGAGCGGCTAGGTGACAATGCTGTCATGGTATCGGGCGCAACCAAAGCCAAGGCGAGACAGGATGAATATGATGAAGTGGCTGATGCAACAGGCAAGATCATTGTGGCCACCTATGGCGTGGCTGCGGTGGGTATCAATATACCTAGGATTTTTAATCTGGTTCTTGTGGAGCCTGGCAAGAGTTTTGTGCGAGTGATACAAAGTATTGGACGTGGTATCCGCAAGGCCGAAGACAAGGATCATGTACAGATCTGGGACGTGACCAGTACTTGTAGATTTGCCAAACGTCATCTTACCAAGCGCAAGACCTTTTACCGGGAAGCCAACTATCCATTCACGCAGGAGAAACTGGCGTGGAAGTAAAGGTTGCATTTGTGTCAAAATCTGTTATAATAAATTCATGCGTATATTAACTTTAGACAATGCACCATTTGAATTAGATCATCTACCTGAAGAAGTAGATGACATGCGATTTGCCATCCTGGATAATTCAAATCCGGCTGATCCTGATTATCATTACATACCACTGATCTTCCTGGAAAGTTTTACAGCGCCAGCCTTGGTGCTACGTATAGGGGAACATCGGGTCCGGATGCCGGTGGATTGGCAGATCCTGATCGGCGAACCAGACCTAGGCGATTTAGAAATCCTACCACTCACAGCCATCAATGATAGAGGATTCAAAGCATTCCAGTTCAATCCACTCAGCAGTTTTAGGCCCAGTTTCCTGGACATCGAGATTGTTGACGTCTATCAAGAGGTCACTTGGTATGCGCCCAAACTCAAGAATGGTCAGATGTTGTGTGTTCCAGTGGGCACAGAGTCCAAACCCGAGTGTGTGTATTTTGTCAAAGACATCAGCAGGAACTGCGAAGTATTAGACTACAACAAGGCCTGGTAGTGGACAAGCTCAGTATCAACAACGAAATGGCTGTGTTTGATCGCAAGGATCGAACGTTTTATGATAGCCTCACTATCGACGAAAAGAAAAAGTTCAGCAACTTCCTTATGATCCGCTATGGATCAAGTGTACAAGGCGGCAGGGATCTGCAAGAGTTTTATCTGATCTCAACCAATGAGCGACTCAACAAACATTTTTTTACTATCAATCGACATCCAAAACTACAATGGTTATGTGCAACCACAGTCAGCCCTGGTATGGGCACACAACGTCACACCTGGATTGCTCCCAAGAAAAAAGAACCTGGCGCAGGCAGCATTAAAAAACAACTGTCAGAATTGTTTCCGCATCTCAAAGACGACGAGCTAGAAGTCCTGGCCCAAATCAATACCAAAAAAGACATAGATGCCTATGTCAAAGCCCTGGGTCGTGAAAAGTAATGTACGAATGTAGGTATTGCAAACGAAGTTTTGTGAAAGAGACCAGCCTGTCCGTACACATGTGCGAACCCAAACGGCGATTCCAAGAACAAGACGAGCGTGGAGTGCAACTGGGCCTGCAGGCCTACTTGAAGTTTTATGAAATGTCACAGGGCAGTGCCCGATTAAAAACATTTGAAGACTTTGCGGCCAGTCCTTACTATCGTGCCTTTGTGAAATTTGGTAGGTACTGTGTGGATACCCGGGCCGTCAATCCAGCCAGATTCATGGAATGGTTGCTCAAGCACAACAAGAAGATTGATCACTGGGGCCGGGATACCATGTACACCGAATACTTGGTAGACTACCTGCGTGTGGAGAATGTGAACGATGCCTTGGCTCGAGCCATGGAGTTTGCTATAGATTGGTCTGAGCAAACAGGCAATCCTGCAGAAGACTGCCTGCGTTACGGCAATACCAATGCCATGGTCTATGCTGTGACCACAGGTCGCATCAGCGCCTGGATAGTGTATAATTGTGAAAGCGGACAACGATTCTTGGGCGAGCTAGATGCCAGCCAGATCGCCATGACATGGCCCTACATAGACAGTGAAGTGTGGATGAAAAAGTTCTCAGACTATGTGGCTGACCAGGAATATGTGAAGGAAATGTTACAGAAAGCAGGTTGGTAATGAGTGCAGACATTGACATAGACTTGGCCGATAGAGATCAGTTACTCAAGTTGATCAAAGCCACACCAGCACGTCAACTACACCAAGGCCAGGCCAGACGTCATAACAGCGGAGTGTATGTGACAGATATACCTGTGGATCCTGTCGATGGCTGTGCGGCCATAGACTATGAAACAGCCGAACAACTGGGCTACTTCAAAATAGATCTATTGAACATGACCGTGTATCAGTTGATACAAAGTCCTGAGCATTATGCACAAGTCCTAGAACAGGATCCGCCCTGGTCCAGATTGTGGACCGACACAGAGTGGGCCAAGCAATTGGCACACATTGGTAACTACACAGAGTTGCTCAAATCAATGCGTCCTGACA